TGACAGAGATGTCTATTGCTCTGGGCTTTAGCGGCTGCGAGATATTCCCGAAGCAAGACACGATCATCGCGGAGCGTGGAGACGTGGGCAACTTTATCAACATGCCCTACTTCAACGCCGAGATGCCCCAGCGTTATTGCTTTAACTCACACACTGAGGCGCTTGAGTTAGACGAGTTCTTAGATGCGGTGGACAAGGCCCGCGTGTCTGAGTCCGACCTCGAGGGCTTTCGGTTTGCTGGGAAGCGCAAGTACTTCACCGATGGACCGCCCTGCCTTGAGCATCTGTTCGCGGATGGGCCAATTGATACGCCACGCAATACATGCATGTACCAGTGCGGCATCTATGCCAAGCTGTCGGACCCCGACAACTGGAAGAGTAAGTTGGAAGAGTTCAACCGGACGCTGTGCTCTGAGCCGCTGCCGTCTGTAGAGGTGATCAACCTGGGCAAGTCGCTTGACCGGAAAGACTTTGCGTACAAGTGCAAGGAAGAACCATTCAAGAGTTACTGCGACCCGACCCTCTGCGCGAGCAGGAAGTTTGGGATTAGCACTGATGCGCCTGACATGCCCTCGGTTGGAGGCTTGACGATCATGTTGTCCGAGCCGCGCGTGTACTTCATGGATGTCAACGGCGCGAGGATTCAGTTGTCCACTGAGCAGTTGCAGAATCAGATCCTGTGGCAGCGGGCATGCATGGAGCAGATGAACTTGATGCCTCCTACAGTCAAGCCTCAGAAGTGGCAGCAGATGGTCAACCAGTTGATGCAAGGCGCTACGGTTATAGAAGTGCCGGAGGAAGCCACGATCAAGGGCCAGTTCAAAGACCACCTCAAGTCCTATTGCACCAGCCACATCAGGGCTATGGCTCCTGAAGAGATGGAGATGAACAAACCGTGGACTGATGCTGGGGTAACCAAGTTCAAACTGGAAGGTTTGATAGAGTACCTGCACCACCGTAGGTTCAAGGTAGAGAACCGTGGGCAGTTGATCCAACTGATCAAGGACGTTGGCGGGGACCAAAGCCGAGAAAACATTAAGAAGTCCGACGGAAGAAGAACAACGCTTCGATGCTGGGCAGTCCCATCCTTTGAAGACGATCACATTGAATTACCAATAAGGGAGATGAACGATGACATCCCATTCTAATAGACTCCTGCGGGTAGGAGAAGTTGCGGACCTGTTGGGGGTATCCAAGTCGTACGTCTACAAGTTGGCTCAAACAACCCCCGACTTCCCACTCCCTGTTGTACTGGGCAGCGAACACAGCAAGCGTTCGTCTAGCCGCTGGGTTCTGTCCGAGATTGAGGATTGGGTGAGCAGCAGGCCGAGGGGGAAGGAGCTATGACTGCGCTCTACGATGGCTGGTCAGTGGGGATTGACAACTCACTTCTGATCTTGGGGCCCCCAGGCTGCGGCAAGACGCACCGTTTGATCCGAGAGATCAAGGCTGCACTTGCCAACGGCACACACCCTTCCCGCATCGGCGTCATTTCGTTTACCCGCAAGGCTATCGAAGAGATGGTTTCTCGTGCCTGCGCTGAGTTCAACCTGACACCCAAAGACTTTCCGCACATGCGGACGAGTCACTCGTTTGGGTTTAACGGTCTGGGTCTGCAAAAGCAGGACGTTTTGAGCACCGAGGACTATGCTGATCTAGGCAGTAAGATAGGTCTGACCTTTGAGGGGGACGACAAAACCAGCATTGATGACGGTGTATCCATGCCCACCATCGGTGGATCGGGGTCCCAGTACCTCCAGCTAGAGCACCGCGCTCGGTATCGGATGGTTACACTGGAGCAAGAGTTCAACAAGGAGGGGAACAGGGATTTGTTCTACCCCAAGTTGGTCCAACTCCACGAGCAGATGAACGAGTACAAGTCGGTGATGGGCAAGTATGACTTCGTTGACATGATCGAGAAGTACATCGACATCGGGGATCCCCCTGGCTTGGACTATCTGTTTATTGACGAGGCTCAAGACTTCACGCCTTTGCAGTGGGAGATGGCGAAGAAGATTGCTGAACGGGCAGGCAAGGTGATCATTGCGGGCGACGACGATCAAGCCGTACACCGTTGGACCGGGGTTGAGGTTGATTTGTTTATCCAATCCTCGAACCAAGTTGAGAGGCTCACTCAGTCCTACCGCATCCCAAGGTCTGTCCACCGTCTGGCTAACACCGTCTCACGGCGCATCACTGGGCGATTGGAGAAAGAGTTCCAGCCCCGTGAAGAAGAGGGCTTGGTTGATTACGTCTACCATCTGGAAGATATCCCCGTAAACGAGGGGTCATGGACCGTGATGGCGCGAACAAACTATCAGGTTCGAGAGCTAGCCAAATGGTTTCGGGCCTCCGGCTTTAAGTTTTCCATGAAGGGCTATGCTAGCATATCAGAGAAGTTGGTCGGGAACATCCTAGCGTGGGAGGACCTGTGCCAAGACAAGACGATAGGATTGCAGCGGCTGCGCCAGTTGTACACTGGGTTGCCCAAGCAGGGGGAAGACGCTGCTCTAAGGCGGGGTGCTACCAAACTGCTGGATGCGATCCATCCGGAGGCCGAGGTTGGAATGCAACAACTCCAATCGGATTACGGATTGCTAAAAGGGGCGGAGATATCTGCGTATAACGTACTCAGGGTCAGTGTTTCTGAGCGCAACTATATTGATGCGATCCAGCGTAGGGGCGAGGACCTTCTGTCACCGCCTCGGATCAAACTGTCCACGTTTCATGCGATGAAGGGCGGCGAGGATGACAACTGCATTGTATATACAGCGTCCACTAAGGCTTGCGTTGGGTCCAGATACCAAGAGGATGAGCACCGTGCGTTTTACGTTGGTGTTACCAGAGCCCGACACACGCTCTACATTTTACAAACCGATAACAAATACAGGTACACATTATGAAAGCAACTGAAGCCATTGCAAGAACCCTGATATTTGTCACAGAGAACCCTGATATTAAACCAGAGGATGAGCTGAGGGTAATGGCAGAAATGCTGGAGCCGATGCTAGATGCAATCTTCGGGTCAGATTACGAAAAGGTTGGTAACTTATCCGTCCAAAAGGGAGACTCAGATGAAACTAACTAGAAAACACGAGATCGATGCCGAGGCGGCAGTATTCTCTAATAAACACCCCAAGGTTACCGAACTGTTTGTTCGGTTCACTACAGAGATTATTAACCGAGGGTTCAATCACTACTCAGTCAGTGCTATTTTTGAGCGAATCCGCTGGGAGACAGACCAAGCAGATGTAGATGGCAAGTCTACGTTCAAGCTAAACAACAACTACCGTGCTTGGTATGCTCGTAGATTTATGGAACATAACCCAGAACATGCAGGGTTTTTTAGAACCAGACGCCGTGCAAGTGCGCTGCAAGACGCTTTAGGTTTATACGAGTTCACTGCCGAGGATTTTGAAGATGAAACGTGATGAAGTCTTAGACACAGCAAAAGAACTGATCAATGGACAGAGGGCCAAGGACTACGGGGATGCGTTCGAGAACTTCTCTAGGATTGCAGTAGGCTGGAACGCCATCATCAAAGAGGCGATGATGACTCATGGTCATGTAACCGAGCGGCACATTGCGCTGATGATGGACTGGTTGAAGACGGCACGGCTGCTCAACGACCTCGACAAGGTAGACTCGTGGATCGACAAGTGTGGCTACAGTGCGTTGGGCTCAGAGTTCACGGATCGTGAGAACGACATCCAAAAGCGTATAGCTTTGCACCTAAAGAAAGATAATTGATGTCAGAGAACCTATTCGGAAGCGATCTGCACCACCAGTTTAAAGGGGAGATGGACATGATAGACTCGGACTGGAACATACCGCCGGAGTACCCAGACCTGACAGGCTATAAAGAAGTTGCTGTTGATCTGGAAACCAAGGACCCGAACATCAAGACGCTTGGCCCAGGCTGGTCTAGGAAAGACGGGCACATCATCGGGATCGCTGTCGCAGCGGGAGAGTACAAGGGGTACTTCCCTATCCGCCACGAGAACGGGCACAACCTTGATCCAAGGATCACGTTGAAGTGGCTAAAGAAGCAGATGGCTGTGCCTGAGATGGATGTAATAATGCAT